GCCAAGCTCAATGCCATGTTGCAGCCGGCCGGGGCCGGGCAAAGCTACCCGCTCTTGCAGTTTGCGACGGTAGCTGGTTCGCCGGATGCGACGGTGGCCAACTACACGGCCAATGGCGGCCAGCACGCGACGACGAACGCTAATCCAACCTTGTGGGGCAACTCGACTAACGCAAGCACCTTGCCGGGCATGTTGCTTGCGGCGGCGTCGGACAATACTGCTGCACCTATAATGTTTGAGTGTGATGTTGCAGTAGAACGTCCAGCCACAGCGCAAGTGTTTTCCGCAGATACACGCTCCGCAAGCTTTCATTCGTCGGCAGGCATGCAGCATATGTTCTGGTATATGTATTGGACTGGCGGCGGCGCAGCATTGCGCGTGGCAGAACTTACGGTTGTCAACGGCACGGCAAACAATTGGCTAGCGGGCAGCTTTATTGAAGTGGAGTGGTCCTGATGGCGTTCGATTTTCCGTCGAGCCCGTCAGTCGGGCAGGTTTACGCCCCGGTCGGTGGGCCGTCCTATCTCTGGACCGGCGTTGCGTGGCTGGTGCAGGGCACGGCTTACGCCCAACAGCCCTGCAAGCGCGACGAGTTCTTCACGACCACGGCCCCGGCCGGCTGGCTCAAGGCGAACGGCGCAGCCGTCTCGCTCACGGCGTATCCCCGGCTGTTGGGCATCTATTGCGGCGACGCGCTCAATGCGACCGCGAGCTGGGGATATCGTTGCACAAACCCGGCCAACCCGACCGGCACGCGCAGCACGACCGGCGGCTATATCGTGCTCCCCGATTGCCGTGGCAACTTCTCGCGCGGGCTCGATGACGGGCGCGGCGTGGATGCCAGCCGCAGTCTCTGGACCGATCAGGCTGACGCCTTCCAAGGCCACGCGCACAACGTCAACGGGACGATTGGATCGGGGACAGGTATTCCACCCGGTTCGCCCGGCAACATCGGCACGGTCACGATAAACACCACAAACCCGATCTCATACAGCGGCTATGGCACGGTGCGCGTCGCAACCGAAACGCGCCCGCTGAACAACGCCGCGCTCGTCTGCATCAGTTACTAAGGAGGGCCGGGCGTGATTGTCTATCAGACTGATCCCGATGGCTTCTTTCTCTGGCCGCTGGAAGCCGACGCGAGCCCGCTAGAGCCGGGCGTGTTCCACATTCCGGGCGGTTGCGTCGTGGAGCCGCCGCCAGCCACCGCCAAGGCCGAGCGTGCCCGGTGGAGCTGGACCGAGGAGGTATGGACGGTCGAGCCCATCCCTGAGCCTGAGCCTGAGCCGGAGCCAGAGCCTGAATGAGCCCGGAACCGAACCCGACCGCCACCGCCGTGGCCGGCTCCATCGTCGAGAGCCTGAAGGCGCAACCGATCCTGCTGGTGGTTGTGCTGCTGAACATCGTCATGTGCGCCACGGCGGCGTGGTTCCTCAACAAGCAGGAGGGCTACCGCCATTCTGAGCGCATGGCTCTGCTGGAACGCTGCCCACCCCAACCGCTGCGAAGCTCGGAGGCAACGCCATGATTGAGACCCTGATCCAGCTCGTGATCTATCTCGTCGTCGTCGGCCTGATCCTGTGGCTGCTGACCTACATTGTTGACGCGCTGCCCGGCTTTGAGCCGTTCCGCGCCGTCGCCCGCGTCATCATCATGGTGATCGGCTGCCTGATCCTGATCTATCTGCTGTACGGCTTCGTCAGCGGCAGCCCGCCCAAGTTTCCGAGGCTGGCGTGACCAGCGTCGGGTTCGAAAAGAGCGTCTTCTTTGACTTGGTGCGCCAAAGCCTGTTTGGCGGCCATCTCTCGCAGAGCCAAGTCAACGGCATCAATTACGTCCTGCGCGAGTGGCGGCGGCGCTACCGGCTTGCCGGCGATCACCGCTGGCTCGCCTACATGCTGGCGACCGATTACCACGAGACCGCCTACACGATGCTGCCGATCACCGAGTATGGCTCGCAGGAGTATCTTCAGAGCAAGGAGTATTGGCCCTATATCGGCCGTGGTCTCGTCCAGCTCACTTGGGAAGACAACTACCGCAGGGCCGGCGATATTCTCGACGAAGACTTGCTCGAATACCCTGATCTGGCGCTGCATCCAGACATCGCGACCGAAGTCATGTTTGAGGGCATGCGCGACGGCTGGTTTACCGAGCTGAAGCTGTCCGACTACTTCAACGACCACACCGATGATCCGGTCAACGCCCGCAAGATCATCAACGGCACTGATCGCGCCGAGACGATTGCGGACTACCACGATCAGTTTCTCACAGCGATCAACGCCGCCCTCATCCCTGCATAGGAGGCCGATCATGTCCCACGTCACCGGCAACGTCACCACCCGCAACGCACCCATCGTCGGCTTGAGCGGCACCGTTGACGTGCCCTTCATCCTGCCCGCCAACACGCTGCCGGCCGATGTCGATCTGGCCAGCGCCAAGGTGAGCCTGAATGGCAATGTGCTGCTGCCCGCCGACTACGAGCTGACGGTCATCGCGGGCGGCCCGACCGGGAACCAGTTCCACGTCGTGAACAGGCTGTCTTACCCATTCCCCCCGGTGTCGAGCGTCGTGATCGAAGCCCCCATCACCGTCCCGCCCTACGTCGGGATGTCACCTAGCGAGATGGCGGACACGCTCATCGATCACGAAGCCCGGCTGCCATAAACGGCGCAAGTTGAGCCACGATGGACAACTCCACCCTCCTACGGGCAGCGCGGCGACTTCAGGCGATCAACCACGCCCGCAACGATTTGATGACCTTCGTCAAGCTCGTGAAGCCCGACCCGGAGGACATGGATGATGTCGGCCTGTCGCTCTATGAGGAGACGCCTGTCGCGCGCATCCTTTGCGACATCATGCACCGCGTTGATCGGGGCATGCTGAAGCGCGTCTGTATCTCGATGCCGCCACAGACCGGCAAGTCCGAAATCACGTCGCGCAACGGCCCGGCGTGGCTGTCGGGGCGCAACCCGCGCCGCAACATGATCCTCGGCTCCTACAATCAGGACTTTGCCGACGAGTTCGGTTCGGAAGTTCGCTCGATCATCTACAGCCAAGCCTATCGATCGATCTTCCCTGAAGGCCAGCTCAAGCGCGGTGGCGGCAAGACATCCCTGCTTCAGACCACGGCAGGCGGCAAGCTCGCCTTCGTCGGCGTCGGCGGCTCCGGCACTGGTAAGCCGGCCGACTTCTTCTTCGTGGACGACCCGATCCGCAACGATCAGGACGCCCAAAGCCCCTCTTACCGGGAGGTACTGTGGAATTGGTTCACGAAGGTGGCCATGACCCGCATTCACTCCGAAAGCGCCATCGTCGTCACGCAGACGCGCTGGTCGCAAGACGATCTGATCGGACGGCTCGCGGACCCTGACCACCCGGAACGCAACGGACGTTTCAAGGGGATCGACAAACGATGGACCTACATCAACATCCCTGCGGTCATTCAAGACCCGAAGCTCGCCAAGGCGCTCGGCCTCACGCTGGAACCGCCAACCAACCCCGATGTAATCAGCATGTTCGGGTCCGACCCGATGTGCTCGATTTGGGCAAGCCGCAAGCCGCTCACCCTGTTCGCGGAGGCCAAGGAAGCCGACGCGCGCGGCTTCAGTGCGTTGCAGATGGGCCAGCCCACGCCGGAGGAAGGCGACCAGTTCAAAGCGGACTGGATGGTCGAGTACAACCGAGAAGATTTGCCGAACGATCTGGTCTATTACGGCGCATCCGACCATGCAGCGTCGTCGAAGCAAAAAGCCGACTACACCGTTATTGGCTGCGTCGGCGTCGATACGCGCGACGACATCTGGATCATGCCCGATCTAGTCTGGAAGCGCATCGACACCCTCCAAACTGTCGAAGAGCTGCTTATGAAAATGCGGCAATACGAGCCCGCAATCTGGTGGCTGGAAGCTGAACTCATTTCCAAGAGCTTCGGGCCATTCCTGCGTGAGCGCATGCAGGAAACCAAGACCTATTGCGTCGTCGATCCAGTGACGCCGAGCCGGGACAAGCAGACCCGCTCGCGCGCCATCGAAGGCCGCATGAGCATGAAGAAAGTGCACTTCCCGCGCTTCGCCCCGTGGTGGCCAGAAGCGCGGGCGCAGCTCCTTCGCTTCCCCTACGGCGCAAATGACGACTTCGTGGATTGGCTGAGCTGGATCGGGCTAGGGCTTTTGAAGCAGCGTCGTGCTACAGATACGACAGTGCACAACGATCCCGATATGCCGCCTGTCGGCACGATAGCGTGGATCGTCAAGAGCGCGATGCTGAAGCGACGTAAGGAAAACCTACGAGCCGCGTCGAAGGGGTGGTGAGATGGAAGACGAAGCCCCGGACCTGAATGCAGCCCCGACCGGCGTGGCTCCGGCCCCGGACAAGGACAGCATCAAAAAGCGCCCGGAGAGCGAAATCCCGCTCGACGAAAAGGCGCTCGTCACCAAATGGGCGGAGCGCATCCGCGCGGCCAAGGCGTACTGGAAGCCGGTCTTCGACCGGATGAAGGAAAACCAGCAGCTCGCGGCCTATGGCGCGACCAAGGCGTGGATCGAAAGCGACCGCTTCGTGGTCCCCCTGCTCTCGCGCTTCGTCAACGTCTCGGTGAGCCAGCTCTATGCCAAGAACCCGACGACGGAAGCAACGCCGCGCGAGAAGCTGATCTATACCGTTTGGGACGGCCGGCAGGACAGTCTTGAGGCCGCCAAGGAACTCGCCGTGATGGGCGACCCCAACGGAACCGCCATCATCAACGATGTCCAGCAGGGCAACCAGTACACCGAGATGATGGAACGGCTCGGTAAGACCCTTTCCATCGTCTATGATTACTACACGGGCGAGCTGTCGAGCGGCTACAAGATGCAGTTCAAGGCGCTGGTGCGCCGGACCAAGGTCAACGGCGTCGGCTACGTCAAGCTCGGCTTCCAGCGCACAACCACCATGAACCCGGAGGTGGCCGCCAAGATCGACGACATGCGCGACCAGCTCTCCAAGCTCAACCGGCTGGTGGACGACGCCAACGAGGACGACATCAAACCGGAGAGCGCCGATGCCGCCGATCTGAAAAACCAGATCGCATTGCTGAAGCAGACCCCGGAAGTGATCCTGCGCGAAGGGCTGATCTTCGACTTCCCGCGCTCGACGCAGATCATCCCCGACATGGATTGCGTGCACCTGAAGAGCTTCGCCGGCTGCTCGTGGATCGTCCACGAAATGGAGCTGACAGAGAACCGGGTTGAGGAAATCTACAATCTCGACATAGCGGGGCAGTATGAGCCAGTAAGGCTCGCCGGCCGGGCGCAAGTCGATCAGGGCCAAGCACCGCCGAAGGCGCGGGCATGGGAAGTCCAGCACAAGCGCGGCGGCGAAGTCTTCACCATCATCGAAGGCTATCCCGGCTTCGTGCGCCCGCCCGGTG